ATCAGTACAATAGAAAGCGTATTGTACAAACTAAAATCAAGTATGATGACATCAACATTACGTTTCATGATGACAATGCCAACTTGATCAGACAACTATGGTATAACTATTACACTTACTATTATAAAGATGCCACTAAAGTGGGAATGGATTCCAGCCGTCAAGTGAGTCGTGGTCCAGAAAAAATAGATTACAATAAAAGAAATATATATGATTATGATATGGAATCAGTTGATTGGGGTTACATAGGCGAAAGCGCGGCAGATCAACGATCTCAGTTGGCTGGCTCATTGAGTATGAGTAAAGTGCCGTTTTTTAAATCAATCAGAATACATGGATTTAACCAGCACAATGTATCGATGTACACGTTGATAAATCCAATGATAACTGGTTTTAAGCATGACACCTACAGTTACAGTGAAGCAGGTGGTACAATGGAAAATAGCATGACCATTGGGTATGAAACTGTCAAGTATGCAGCAGGCGCGATTGATGGTCGAGATCCCAGCTTGGATGATTTTGCAAATCCTGCACACTATGATAAAACAGTGAGTCCTATAGCACGTGCCGGCGCCAATGGTACTATATTGGGGCAGGGCGGCCTAGTTGATGGAGTTGATTCAATTGTCAGTGACTTGGCCAGTGGCAACATTCTGGGTGCAGTTCAAACCGCAGGCAGAACAGCCAACACCTTTAAATCAGGTGGTTTACTCAATGCAGTAAAAGGTGATTTGTTGGGTGGAGTATCAGATGCAGCCAGAGGCACTCCCAATAGAAACAGTGCATTTAATTTCCCAGTGTATAACGGCACCAAATAAATACAACATACACTTGGGGTAACACAATGAGTAAAACACTAGACAGCGCACCAACCACCAATCAGGACAGTACCACCAGTCAATTTGAGCAGGCTTTTGACAATACGGTACCTATTGGTGCTGCTGAGTATGACGTAGTTCGCAGCTACTTTATAAGCGTGAGTGACAGCAATACTATTGCCACTAACTTTACAGTTTTTCTGTTCAGAATAGCAGACATGACTGGTTACCATGTGTTAACGCTGCTGGATGAGATCAAGGGCAAGAGTGGCCTAGAAATGAATGCTATCATGGCCTACTATCTTAACAGTATAAAATCAAAGGCTACACTATATGGTGTAAGCTCAACGCCTCAACCAAATCAAGCAATTCAACGAAACATAGTGATATAATGTCACGCTTTGCGCAGGGAATATACGAAGTGAAAAACACTGAAAAGTATTTGGGCAACCACAAGCCCAGATTCAGATCAGGTTGGGAACTCACATTCATGACATTCCTTGACAACAATCCCAATGTGTTAAACTGGGCCAGTGAGTCTATTAAAATACCCTATCGTAATCCATTGACAGGCAAAATTGCAAATTACATTCCCGACTTTGTGGTAGTGTATCAAAACAAATATGGAAGTAAAATAGCTGAAGTAGTGGAGATCAAGCCAAAAAAACAAAGTATCATTGAGAGTAAAAAGGCCAGTGTAGCTGACCGAGCAGTTGTGGCAGTAAATCATGCCAAATGGCAAGCAGCCCATGCATATTGCAAGAGTCAGGGATTGGTTTTTAGAGTAATAACTGAAACCGACATTTTTGCTAATGGCAACCCGAATTATAAAAGAAAATGATAAATATTAGTGTAGTTCGCGGAATGGGGATTCCCAACTACTCTAACGCCATGGAGGGCATCAGCAATGATATTTATCAGCAACAAGTATACCATATGGTATAATTCAATAATCAACAACGCCAAAACACGAACAATCACTGGTTACACGGAAAAGCACCATATTATACCTAAATCATTGGGCGGATCTAATGAAAAAACCAACGTAGTTAAGCTTACCGCAAGAGAGCATTTCGTATGTCATCTGCTTCTCACCAAAATGACCACAGGAAATGACAGATATAAAATGATTTTTGCCCTACATATGTTATCAAATGTAAAAAATATTGGCGAAGGAAGATATACAGCCAGTAGTAAACTATATGAATATGCAAAAAAAAGCTTCAAAGAAGCACTAGGTCAATATTGGACATCTGAAAACAGAGCAAAACGAGCAAAACAAACTAAAGAAACTGCTACAGGTAGAAAATGGTCTGTTGAATCAAAGAATAATTTCAAAAATAAAGCATGGTCTGATCTTGCAATACAAACTAGATTAGAAAATTGTTTAAAATCGGCTGAGGCTAGAAAAGGATCTAAATGGGACGAGGCTCGGCACGAACTCAAGTTCCAACAGTATATTGACAAAAACAAACACTTATTCACTCCAGTATTTTCTCTAGCAGATGAGGGCGTGAATATAAGACAAATTTCACTAAAATTGAAGATATCTTGGGACAGAGTAAAATACATTTTAGATAATAGAAGCAGAATAAATAACATATGACAAAGAAACTTTCAGAATTGTTTGAATTGCCAGAAGATATTGCACCACAGCGTGAGTCTGACCAAGTGCAGGTAATTGAGCAAGTTACTACTCAGGCATATTCAAATTTAGAAAAAATAGAAAATGCATTACCTCAGGTACGAGGGTTAGAATCATCTGATATTGAATTAGATGAACTTGCAAGAATGGCAACAGAAAGCTTTAATGATCTGAGTGATCTTGGTATGCAGGTAGACAGTAGGTTTGCTGCTGAGATATTCAGCACCGCGGCAACCATGTTGGGGCATGCAATCACTGCAAAAACAGCTAAATTGAATAAAAAGTTAAAAATGATTGACTTGCAGCTTAAAAAAGCAGCATTAGATCAAAAAACCACAGAAAAGACCAAAGAAGTAGAATCTACGCCATTGGGAACGGGCAGTGTACTTGATAGAAACGAACTGCTGAAAATGTTATTGGCAAACAAAAACACCAATAGTGATAAATAATACTAATAGGAAACAAACCATGAAAAGTCTACGTCAATATTTAACTGAAAGTGTAAGAACATACCATTACACCATTAAGATAGCAGGTGATCTCGATAAGAATTTTATTGAAATGTTCAAGTACAACTTGAACAAATTCGATCCAGTTAGTGTCAGCGATCCAAAAACTATCCCCATCATGAAAGACCCATACGGCTTTCCTGATCTGAAAAACGAGTCAGTTCATATCTTTAAAGCAGAGTTCAAGTACCCTGCCACTGAACCAATGATTCAGCAAATGGCTCAATTGTTGGGTAAGAATATAAACTCAGTGAGAGTGATTTCTTCACAGTACGATGACAGCATCAACAGTGAGAATGATCAATACGCCAATCAGGCAAGCCCATTGATAACCAGTCCATATGAGACTGACAGTGGCGCAGAGCAGGCAAACAAAGACTATGGCAATCAATATTTGGATAAAGTATTACCCAAAGAACCAAGCGTCACTATTGACTACGCAGCCAAGAAAACACCCACAGCGCCCAACAAATCTAAAGAGAACATACAAACCAAGAGTCCAATGACCAGTGTTAGTCGTCCTCCTAAGCCAGCCACTGGAGCTAGAAAATGATAGATTTCAGCTCCGGCCAGTTGACTTGGATAGTTATCGGCGCCTGCAGTTTGGGTGGCACAGGATACATGACCATGAACACTGCCATGGCTGACTTAGACAAAAAGGTAGAAGTGATCACTGTTAAAGCACAGTCCACTAATGAAAAATTAACTGCAATGCAGCAGCAGTTGGTAAGAATAGAAGAAAAATTAGACGCTAGGAGCAGTAGGAAATGAAGATCAAGAATATAGTACCAGAAGTAAACGAGGGAGCATTTACTTCAGCATTGGGTAAAGTGGGTAGTAGACTACTACCAGGAGTCGGATTAGCAGTGGGTGCCAAGGATGCATATGACCGTACCAAAGCAGGAGATAAAGTTGGCGCAGCCATCGCCGGAGCCACAGCAGCCGCCAGTTCGCTGCCAGTGGTAGGAACAGCAGCGTCACTCTTGGGAACTGGAGTTCAAGCAGCCAGAGACAAATTTAGAACTGGCAGTTGGTTTCCAGAACCGGAAGAAATTGCAGCGGCCAGCGCACCCGCAGCACCAAAAATGGCTGCTGCCGATCCTGCGGCACCCGCCAAGACGCTAGAGGAAGAAGAAATGGATGAGGGCTATGCGGATCTGATAAAATACGGCGCGGGGCAGGCTGGCAGAGCTGTCAGTGCCGTTAAAAATTATGCGCAGAACATTGGAACCAAAGCAGCACCTGCCGTGTCTAAAAGAGTTGAGCCTACCATGAATGCAGCTGGTACAGCCTCCGATGTCGCTGGCGCACTTCCAAAACCAGGTCCTGTCGCCAAACCGGCCCAAGCTGCTACTGCTGAGAAAGCTGCTACTGAGAAGGCTGCTACTGATAAAGCCGCCGCAACAAAAGGCGATCTTAGTAATGCAAGTGCAAAGAATGAACGAATACCCCCAGAGATTCAAGCTGCTATGGATGCTAAAGCTGCGAAAGCTGCGCTGGCTGCGAACACGCCCAGTGCAACCAGCAGAGCAGTTGATGCCGCAAAATTGGCATGGAACAATCCAAAAAAGGCATTAGCCGGCGCTGGCGCCTTGGGATACGCGGCCGTTTCTGCCTACGATGCTGCTAAAGAAGCATTGTATAGTGCGATTCCTTCTGGGGCAGCAGCAGCACCTGCAGCACCACCTGCAGCACCAAACACATCCAACGCAGCACCAAACACATCCAACGCAGCACCAGCAGCAACATCTGCAGCAGCTACTGCGTTTTCAACACCAACACTAACACAAACTATTAGTGGAAAAGTTCAGCCGGCACCTGCAGCAGCACCTGCAGCACCGGTGAGGTCAGCCTCTGAGCCAGCCAACAATGCAAGTTTACCGTCAAGAACATATCCGCTCAATACTACACCTAACGCGGCGTTACCAACAAAGCCAATACCAGCTAAGGTAACACCTGCAGTCAAGCCACCACCATCCAAGCTGGCAATCGCAGCAAGACCTGATGCTGCCAGTAGAGAGCGAGAAAGAATTGCAGCACAATCAAATCTTGCACAAGCTCCTCGGGGTAGCAACACTACTACAACTGGTGAACAACCACCGGTGGCCGCAGTTAAACCAGTGGCACCTACGAATAATGCATCAGCTAACATCAAACGTCAAGCTCAAGCTACAGCGGATAGAGCAAGTGCAACAGCTGGTGGTCCAACACCATCAGAATATCAATATGTAGGCGGAAAACCAAATCCCAATTATAAATCAGGTGAAGATACTACTACCAGTCAGCCAGCAACTCGCGGCGGTAGTAACAATACAATGCAGCCTAATATAATTGAACCACAAAATGCAAAAATGCCATTGCCAGCAAATATTAGTAGCATGAGTCCTGCCGATGCAGCAACTGAATTACGTGCAGCACAAGCCGGAGCTGGCAAACCTGTACTGGAACCAGGAGCACAAGTTGTAGGTACTGGTACTGGTGGTAGTACAACTACTGGCACTGGCGGCCTGTACACTACCAGAAGCCCCGATGAAATTGCATGGGACAGTAACAAAAGCAACTATGGCAAACAGTATCCAGGCGCCGAAAAGGCTGCGCAACAAGCAGCAGATCAAAAAGCATCTGGAGACAGGAACTTGTCTGCAGTTAAAAACTTTTTTGGCCTCGGCGACAAATCTCAAGTAAAAGAAGGCGATGATGCACTAGCGCACATCAAGCAGTTAAGTAATATAACAAAGGAATCTAAGGAAACACATATGAGTATGGACTTTAAAAAAATGTTTGGCATCATGGATGCTATATCAATGAACGAAGCTAAAATGGCTGACATCAAGGGACAGAAGTATTCAGGCAGCTATGGCGCTGAATACCAAGGCGACTCAGATGATGAAGACACTGGTACTACAGTTTCCAAAGCGCCAGCTGAGAAAAAAGGGCGTGGTCGTCCAAAGGGTGATGTAGTTGCTACCAATCCAAAAGACACTGCTGCCAAGCGTGCCTCAGACAAAGAGAGCAAAGCTTATGCAAACGCAAACCCAACCAAGGTAACCAGACATACTCTGTCAGACAAACCACCCAAGGGTAGCCCAGAGTACAAAGAGAAGAAATCGTCATTGAAAGATTGGATTGAATCATCAGAAGCAGCTATCAATGAAGCCAAAGCCAAAAACAAATATGCAATTGGTATGGCAGTGGCTAAAAAACAAGCAGGCTACGGTGAAAAACCAGCACATGATCTTCCAAAGAAAGTAATCAAGAAGGGTCATGAAATCGCTAAAAAGATTGATGAGCAAGATTTGGATGAAGCCACTGAACTTAAAGGTGGTCAAAAGAAACTTGACGTTGCCCCACCAAAAGGTAAATTAGATGCTAAAGATTTTGCTGCACTAAGAGCAAAGAAAACTGTCAAAGAAAGCACTCTAGTGGATGACTCGCATGACACATTGGCGCATGTTACCAATAGATTCAAGCATGAAGTCAAACAGTTCATGGCCAATCCAGATATGGACATGGATGATGATTTATATGAGGCCCTGTTTGATTACTACCTTGACAGCGGTGAGATTCCATATGGCATAGCCAAAGCACGTACAGGCGATCCACATCAGTGGGTATATAACAGATTCCAAGCAGACATGGGAGCACCACAGATAACATCAGAAACAGCCATGCTGCCAGAAGCATTTGATTCAGGCGAAACAGTGTACTGGAGAGGTACTGCTGGAACTGTTGATCGTGTTGAAGGCGACAAGTGTTTTGTGCATACTGTCTCAGGTGACATGGACGTTTGGCCCGCAGGTGAATGCAGTAAAGAAAAACAAGGCGCATTCAGCATATTCAAGAAAGATGTATCTGATATAGGTACAGGTTTAGGTAGATTTGCCACAGGCAAGTCAGAGATTGATGAAGCTGAATTAGAAGAAAGTCCATTTACTTATGCAGCAAAAATGGCAAAGGCAGCAGGTAAAGAGTCATTTACACTGGGCGACAAACACTTTGATGTTAAGGAAAGCAAAAATATGGACACACAATTAGAAAGTTGGGATAGACAGTTGAATTCGTTGTTAAATGAAAGTTTAACTATCTCCACTACACAGGGCGATCAAGGCGATGATACGATCTCCGTTACTGCTTCAGGTGCAGATGCACAAGAAGTCATGGCTATCATGAGAAACGCTGGTTTAGGCGGCATGGGCAACAAACAAGAAGACTCAACCAAGTTCTCTAACTATGGCGTGCCCGTGTCAGGTGACCAAGATCAAGCAGGAACTGCGCTTATCACAGTTGATGATGGCCAATCAGGTGGTGACGATATGTTGTCACTGATGAAAAAGATGTCAGGTATTGGATCAGACGAATCCAGTGATGACTACGCAGATGAAGAATCCAGCGACGAGTTTCATGACGAAGAATCCAACGACGAAGAAGAATCAGGTTCATGCAGTGAGTGTGGCATGTCTGAAGGCTCTTGTGAGCACGGTCAAATGGTAGACGAAGCCAGAGCTGACGACCCTGATGAATATGAAGAACACGACGAAGAAGATGACGAGCATCCTGATAACCCAAAAAATTGGGGCGGAGATCATAACGATAAAGCTTCATGGGATGCTGCTCGTGATGAGAGAAAGAAATCTAAAAAAGACGAAGCTGAAGAAAAGGTTGACG